TGTCTGCCATATCCATATTCTCTTCCCTTTATCAAAATCTATTACCCTCATATCAATGGCACGCTGGATAAGACCACGGTTTTTTACTTCCTTATCTGTCTCGACCATCTCAAAAAACTTATCCACACCATCCCTTTTCTCATGTATCTTATCTTCAATACGAAGCCTTACCTGTGGTAATGTCAGGTCATCAACATTAGGAATGAAGTAAGCTGTTGCGATTGCACGAAGTTTTTCTTCCGACAATCCATATTCTTTATTATAAATAAGTAGTCCTATCTTATTCTCGATGGATTTTTTTTCGGCTTTCTTTTCAGCTTCCGTCACTTTATCTTCAAACACGAACTTAACTTTTATCCCTTGATTATCCCCGTTAAGGCAATAAGGTGACTTTCTGAGAAGGAAATAAATCAATTCAATATCATTACGCTTAAGATCACGTACACCATTGAATATGAATTTTTTTGGTATATAATGTTTCTTCCCCTTTTCATCTGTAACAATGTTCTCCGCATATCTCCATACTTCCGTTCCTGTAAGTGTTTTCACATTCGCCATAAGATCAAAAGAAATGGAGTTTGGTTTGTCAGGTAATCTGTTGTGTGGTAACCTACTCTTAATAATTCGATTAGGTGGATACACAACTTTTACTGGAAATTTGCCGTGAAAATGTTTCTCGATTGCCTCAATTTCTTTTGGGAATCGTGATAATTCAAAAATTACATCATTCTTGTATAACATAGCATATCTGGTTTTAAAGGAAAGAGGAGGGATTTATTTTTACCCCTCCTTATCCTGTGATTACATTTAAGCAGATTCCATGAGGACAAACTGATTCCCACCACGGAAATGTGCACCTATATGGCATCTCTGATAAGTATTTCTCTTATCAAATTCGGTTACTTTAAGTCCTTCACCGGCACCACCTACCTGCCATACTTCCATTCTGCGGGAGTATTTACCAAGGGCACGGTAACGAGTACCTATTGAATCAACCATATTACCAGAAACGGGGTCTTTTTTCCTGTTGATAGGCATAAATAATCCCATGTGTGGTGCATTATAACCGGTTGCTCCATAGAGTGTCGGGTTATTGAACACACCCATCCTCTTGAATAAGAATGTCCTTTCTGATTTGGTTAGATATGTGAAGTTCACTGAAACGCTAAGTGCTTCGTTATTGTTGAACAAAACACTATTGGAAGCCTGCCTTGCAAATTGAACATTGGTATTTTGCAAGTAGTCTACCAATGAGTTCTCGATGTCCTGATGAAGTTGTATCCCTAACAGTCCAATGATATAATTCCCTGCAAAATTTCTGTCAAGAGTATTATCCATCTCATCAAATTCATCAATATCAAAAGCACCAGCAACATAAGTCTGTTCATTACCTACACGTCTTGTATAAGGAATAGCACCCTCAGTTGTCCTGATTGGTCTGCCCGTATCAGGATCGGTGATGACATTAGTACTCTCCTTACCCCAGAGTAAGGCACCATCAATTTTAAGTGCCATACGATAGTCAATGTCGATCTGTCCCTTGAAATAATATGCCGGTATTGACTGTCCCTTGCTGGTTACATCAAACCATGTCTGATTTACCATCTCAGTTCCAGTATATCCAATGGTCTCCTTGATAATTTGTGCCCAGTTGGAATATTCCCATGTTCCCGATACAGCACCTTCCGGTTGTCCTGATCCTTCAGAGAAAGCACTTGAAGAAATCACCAGTTCCTCACCCGCTGTTAATGCAGGAAATTGATCTGTAATCTCGCTCGGAGATACTGTTATAACTGGTGCTGCTGGTACTGTAATATCAATGTCTGTTACCGATCCGGTAACTTCATTCTGGAATAAAACAATATCCCAACGTCTTACATAGAAATTATTATTGGCATCAAGGTCAACAGGATCGAGTGTGAATGTAATGTCAGCACCCGCTGCTGGTTGCTGAACACCATCCAAAACATGAATAACAGTATGAATATGATTTTCTTCATAGTGTCCGTAAATATCTCGTGCTACCGGCTGCTCAAATCCCATGGATCTAAGTAACTGGAAATACGAAGCTCCCTGATCTCCGTACCTGCTAAAAAGTACGTTGAGTTTCTCAGGCTTATGAATGTCAAAGCCCGAAACTATGTCAGAGGCATATATTTGTGCAATAGCATCTGGTCCCATAATAATGTGGTTTTAAATGAATACTATCAAAATACCGCTTCTTGTGATTACTGTCTTAATTACCTTTCATATTCTGCCTGAAATGCCTTTTCTTTCCTGGCTTCATCCGATTCTGGTTCCTCAGTTACCGGAGGAGTATCAGTATTTTTTCCTGACGGATTATGGTAAGTCTTTAAATACTCTTCTTCTGTCATAGATCGCGCACGTTCAAATATGGCGTGTGCTATCTCTGGCATATTAGAAAGTATCACCTCGGAGTACATCTGTGTCGCAACACTTGTGACATTTGCTTCATTAACTTCCATCTGGTTACTAATTACAAAGTCAAGAGCATTGGTCAATATAACCTTCCTGGTCTCCTCTGGTAAAACAAAGTTGACAATAGGTTCCTTACTCCCTTTGATCAGAATTGGAATAATTTTAAATTCCTCTCCCATTTTTTCATTTACCATTGTCCAGTCAGCCTTTTTCCTGGCTTCAATTTCAGGTGTCCACTTGTTCTTTTTTTCGGTTTCATCTTCCGGAATCTCCGGCATCTTGATTTTACTCTTGAGTTCCTGGAGTTTGGATTTGGCCCTTCCCCCTTCAGTCGTTACACCAATAAGGTTAGTTTCATATTCCAGTTTATTCTGCTCCAATTCCTCCTGGGTAAGGTCTCCCGATTCAACCTTCTTTGAATCAATTTTGTTAGGATCCACATTGAATTTCATCTCGAAATATCTGCGCACCTGTGGTTCCTTCCCTGCCAATGAAGGATTATCAACAATATGTTGTAAGACTAACGCATCCATGTCATCCATGTTTGCCACATCCGTAACATTTAACTTACTGAATACTCCTGCATCTTTAATTCCCGTACTGCGAACAAACTCATCAAACCTGGCAATATCATCATTCGCGTAATGATGCTTTGGCTTTGTCTTTAACTGAGTCTCAAGAGTCCGGGTTTTCTGTCTCAGAGTCTCTAACTCCTGAAGCTGTGCGGGTATATTTGCTTTTTTTAACTCGTCTACATTTGTGAACCGATCACCGAAAATCTCTTTCAGTCTGCTGGACACAATTGCTTCTGGGTCTGGTACGTTCTTTGTATCAACTGGCGGATTAATATCAGCCAGTAGTTTAGGGTCGGGTACTGGTACTTTATCTGGTTTTGGTTGTGCCGGATCAGCCTTAATCCCTTTCCTTTTGTTAATCTGTTCCGTGATTTTTGCCGTATCAACACCTTCTGCCTCTAATAAGGCATCAAGTTCATCATCTCTGCTGTCTTTGTTTTCTGACATAACATTTAATGGTTTAATTTACAAATATAATAATTTTTTTATATTGTTGTTGCCGATTCAGTTTCTGCTTCTTTTTCAACTATGTCCAGACTACTCTGCAAACCTAATAATTCTTTTTTGCGTTCATGTTCTAACTGAGCAAATTTCTCATCAATACTTTTTTTAGCATCATAAACTCTAATCTCTTCATCAGATTTAATTCTTTCTTCAGATTGAAGTAATTCAGACTTTAACTTAATTGCCTCTTGCTCGCGTTCTTTATCCAACTTCATGTTATCTCTTTGCAGATTCAATTGTCGTTCTTTATTCTTTTTACTCTTGTAATTCAAAAACGCTTCGGCATATTTCAGATTTCCTGACTCCAGGAGTCTTTCTATCATCAGAAAGTCCGATAACTCTATTCCAATGATACCATCCCTGTCGGCATTCATGGCATTTATTGCTGCTTGCTTAATGGTATCCTTTCTTTCTTTTGTGGGTTTTGCTTCATATTTAATGAAATAATCAGCATCCACAGCATCCGCACCGACACTTATAACCTGTACCCCTATTGAACCTATCACCGGAATATAACCCTTATAAGCTATTTTATCATGTTTAATCAATAGTTGTACCCTTAGTGATATATTCCTGGCTGTCCTTTCTTTGATGTCAAGATATGCACTGTAAATAGGTCTGAGAGCATTATTTGTTGCTGCAAGTGCAAGTTCTGAACCTCCAACAGACATTTCCGGATTAGGAGAAGAAGCATCCGTAATCTGATTTATACCTGTGTTTTCACGGATAAAATTGATATTGAGTTCAAAAACCCTTATGAACTCCATAAGTTGCGGACCAATACCTCCTGTAAGTTCCTGAATAGGCTTCCATGCACCTGGAGTATTTAGTATGCCCTTATGTGTCGTGGCTTTATAGATAAGATTACCTGTCTGTGATCTTATCTTTAAAAGTTCTAACGGTTTTAACTTATTTCCTCCAAGAGTCATGTTTTGTAATGCCGTGAACTCAATTGCTATACCCGGAGGTGCTGCCATTGCTATTGCGTTCTGTAACTTGTAATAAGCAAGTGCCATCTGGTGCAGGTGTGTCTCACAAAGACTTACAAGTGATCTGAAAGGCAGTTTATACAGATGATAGGACAACTCCACTTCCTTCTTGCCTGGGCGCGGGATGTCATATTGTAACCCAAAATCATAGACACGATCAAGACCGATGATCCATTTACATTTATAAACGACTTTTATATCGAATTTCTCTGTCTTTTTCTTTTCATCATTAAATACTTTTCCCCACTTCTCATCATAGGTCAATGAATTACCCCATTTATTTAATCTTGTAGTGCGGTATTTGCTATCTACCGACATCCATTCCGCATCGAGTATATTAACAAGAAAACCATCATAGTTTCCTGTCATGGTCTCTTCATTGTAAGTCATGTTGTCAATAGAAACATTGCCCCCGACACCGTTATATTCATTAGCGAGTTGGCGTAGTTGTTCTTCTGGTATGTCGGGATTCAGTTTACGAAGGTCGGAGATCAACACTTGTATGATCTCTCCTCCATATTCCATATTTTTGTGATTCCAATGCCTTGAATACTGACCAATAAATACTTCTGGATCAACATATCTTACCCTGACTTTTTTAGTGTATTGATCAACATAGTCTTTTGTCCCAAGACAATTAATCACACACGCATCTCTGATGAGTTTTTTCTTTATCTCCTTCCAGTCGGAGATGTAAAAAGTATAATCAAGTGCCTGTTCAATCTCTGTTTCTTTTGCGAGTTTAAAACCTCCGGCTCCTTCATAAAGATTAAGTTCTTCTATTGAATCTGGAATATATTCCCCTGAATTATCTATGCCAAGTCCCTGATTAATATATTGAAGTGCTTCTTTAAATTTCATCCGATATATCAAGTCCAGTTTTGCATTTTCTTTCTCTTCAGTACTTGTAGGATCTATTGCCGTGGCTACTATTTGATGATCTGTCTGCTCCATCATTCCCTCAACAACACGCAGAAACTTAGGCATAACAGAAAAAATATCCCAGTTAATATTCATATAACCTTTCATGTCACCATTTTCCTCGCTCTCATCAAGTAATATCTCCTGGTATTGTTTGATGTTCTGTCTTCCATCCGCCAATGCTCTTAGAGTCTGTATCTCCTTCACCATACTGAATGGAAGAGCGGTTTTCTCTTGTTTCCATTGTGCAAACATGGCTTCACACCATTGTTTACCCCAATTTTCATTCTTATCAGTCGGATTAATTTGATCTTTTGGGAATGGGTATGATCCCGTGGCATATTTTTCCAGTGAAATATCAGTCATTACATGGAAATTTTGGGTAAAGTTAATATTTTTTAGAATAACTATATGTCTTTTTCTTTAAATAATTATCAAGAGTATATTCCTTCTCATTCAAATCCTCTATTTCATCATATATTCCACGTGTACCAAGTAATGCGTATCCGCCTGCGGTAAACAGGTCATAATTGGTCATATCTTCAGGTCCATCAATATCCCTGCACTCCTCCAATACCTCGATATGCGTTTCTTCATCAGCTTCATTTTCTATCCATGTCATATATTCGGTAAAAATATCCTGTTTCACCTTGTTTGCAGTAACTCCCGGTGTCTTATTTATCTCAAAAGTTCTTGGATCGACTTTATAAAGCAGATAACCTTCATAACCTCTTTCAAAAAAATAGTCCCAGAGTAAAGGAACGTCTATTTCGGGAAACATCTTGACTCCAAAATAGACACACATCATCAACATATCCTCCGCATAGATGTTTTTATCAAAAGTCCTTTGAGCATAAATACAGACGAACTTACGCTTCATTGAAAAATCTTTGTCTTTGATTTTTGCTTTTCTGACTACCGCACCACCTCCTTTGGATTTACGATTACCTTTGGTGATATTAAACTTAAATGGGTCTCCTCCTGCCACACCCCAATGAGTATTTCCAGGTTCCCATATACCCTCATCTTCATTCCAAAATTTACGATTTGCCTCATCAATATTCAACTGATGACTGACTTTAAATTTGCCTTGTGGGTTCTCTATAAATTGAACTATACTATCTCTTATGTTGTCTTTCCAAACAAAATTACCGGTTACTATTGCTTGTTTTGTAAATGATAGTTCATCAATATAACTTTCAAGTTTATTCATATTAAAACCTGATGACCTGGCCGCAGTACGAAAACACTCTGCAAACCTCAATGGATACAACCTTATTTCGTCTGATAATCCCTCCTGATCACCTGCATCGATATAACCCTTGCGTCTGTTTAATAGATATTCCCTTGCACCTATCTCTCTTCCAATAAACTCTGATTGTGCCTTATTTGGAGTTCCAATAACACTCATACCATATTGATCAATAAATCCCTGCAACCCGTCATCTGCAGGTATAAAGAGATTTGCAAGTCCTGATCTCGTCTGTCCGTTTGGAGTTCTCTCATAGAAATTACTCATCATACATTGATGTTTAAATAGTTTTCCTCCTCCTTTCTCCATTTCACCTACTGTTGAAGTTTTTATGGTATATCCAATAATATCACCACCCATTACAAGACACTCTTTTACCACCGTATGTCTATCCCAGCATGAAAGACCCTTTTTGAGTTTACCCACTTCATCGTCATGGTGAAAATAGAGTTTATCACCATCATAAGCCGATGGATCTGCTATTTCATAATTGATGCCCGATTCAAGTCCAAGTTCTGACATTGATAATGATCCACGCGAAGAAAGTCTTTTGGCGGGTGGAGAAAATGAAAGTTCTGTCTTTGGAGATGTAGATCCTTCGTAATTTGGTTTAAAGAAAAATGGTAATTTCTTCCATGGCCCCACAAGATATCTTAGAAAACACTTACGCGACTGCACATCATTCATAGACTGTATACCTCCAAATGCTCCACTAGTACGGCTTATGATCTCATAGTTGATACATTCTGCCCTATATGTTGCACCCTCCCTTCTGTGTTTGGGATAGTTGAATCCATAAAATATCCTCCTGCCAAAGTCAACCCAGTCATAATCGCCCTTTTCATCTTTTATGGCGATACCCTTGTTGTTAACCCGTGGTGCCTTGGTTTCATTGAATATCTTACGTGCGAAGAGAAAAAATCTTCTATCCCTATCTCTGTATTTCGGCAATCCTACATCAATACTAAACCATCCGCAATAGAAATAATGCCAACCATCAATATAAGTAGGCACACCATTATTCCAAAACCAATATCCATTAAGTCTGCATTCCCATTGTAGTCGGATAAATTCTATTTCTTCGGTGTAAATGTCTTTATGTTCCTCAATCTCCTCCCAAATCTCATCAAGAGTTTCGTACTTGACTTGTAATTCCTTTAATCGTTTTGGAAGTTTTGGCGGATGCCACATCTGTTCCGATGCCTGTATTCCCCAATTATCTATCAGGTGTGGTTCCGGTGGTTCCGGCAGATCAATCCATATTGGTATTAAATCTTTATCATCGGCATTAACCCAAACGCCTTTCTCTGCCTCTCGATATTGAGATAATATCTGAGGATCAACTTCTTTATAATAACGCTTTAATAATGTTATGTTGTTCATTAAAAATTAAAGTTCTTTTGTTCAATGATCTGAACCTTTAACTCAGGAATTATATAGGGAAGAGGATAAATTGTATCTAATGTCCTATTGCAGTAATATGGACCTGATATTTTGTCAATTTTATTATTCAACTCATAAATAACACTTATCATCTCTACAAGGTCGGCCTTGCTTATTGGCGAAGGAGAAAATATATGCCTTACTCCAAACCAAAAAGAATTACTATCAATTATCCATTTACATATCCTGGCGAGTTCTAAACACGTAATGCCATTCCATATATGATTAACCCATCCTGTCACAATTGTGTTTTTATGTGTACGAACCCATTCGAGTAAGTCCTGACTATTATTCCTGTTTTCTCCTATTATTGATGTCCTTATTATAGTACAATTACGAGGTTCTCCTGCTGATTTAGAAATGCCATATATACTTGTATCATCTGCCAAATCCGTTTCGTTATAGTTACCCTTCAGACCATTAAATACACAATCTGTTGATATATGTATCAGGCCAATGCCATATTTCTCGCAATAATCCGCCATGACTCTCGGAAATAAAGAATTTACCGTAAGAAATTCTATTGGTTCTTTTATACGTTTATTGATAATGCCAATCACATTTATAATCACATCACCCCTTTTTATTTCCAGTTGTTTTAATTGAAAATAAAAATCATTTTTCTGAATTTTCATTGCCTCGACCTGACTTCTCACAACTGAAACAGACCCCCTTATATACTTATGGAGATATGAGCCAAGCATACCATTTGCTCCGAAAATAAATATCTTCATGTTATTCTTTTTTAAAATTTCTTTCTCCTTCGTTAAAATGATAAATTATTGAATCATTGGAAGTTATATGCTTTATACCTTTCTCTGTAAGCCTCAGATAAAATTCTGTGTCGCCCGTCCTGTTGATCCACGATGAATATTCCCAATTGCCATATCTTTCAAGGGTAGTGATATTGAATTTTTCAAGATATTTCTTACAGTTCTCTTCCTGCAACCAATCCTGTTAATACCGCTCCTATTATTGCCACTTCTGTATTCATTGCAAGTCTGGTGTCAGTATATGTTGTGCTCTATAATTATATTCTTTACTCAGTTGTTCAAAAATATCTCTATTTTTATAAAACAGAGTAGCTTCATCTGTCTTGTATTGTGTACGTGCGTGCCACTGATGGATGACAATAGGATCTGTAACCAGTTCTATTTTCAGTCCAAGACATCGAATCTGATGCACCAGATAGTTATCATCATAACCCACACCATAGGCAAACCTCTCTTCAAAACCATTGAGTTTGATCAGGTTTTTGGCGGTTATTGCAGAACAGAAATGATAATATACCGGTCTGTAGACAGGATGGTTATACCACGCACTCTCCCCGTCAAATGTAGCACATCTGTTGTGAATAACCGATCCTGCCTCTTCCCCTTCGCCCTGTGAATAACATGCAAAAGAAAGATATGCATCGTCCCTTACTTTCATTGCGCGCCCCAGAACATCTCCCATGTGAAAACATTCAGGATTCTGGATGACAATAACATCTGGATTTTTTGTTAGAGCATAATGAAATCCAATATTAAATACCGGAGCAGGATTAGACCATGTTTTGTTTTCCGGTTTACGGACAATGACTTCAAATGGATAACAACCCAATGATAACTCCTCGCCACTGTCATTAACCACTATAACACAAAAATTATATTTATCGGGTTCATACTGACGAAAAGACTCTAGTGTTTTTATTAACTGTTTTTGCCTTGCATGATATGCCATAACTATTGTCACCATCTTCCGTGCCCCCTGTCCAATATGTTTGAGTGTGATCTTATTTCTTGTGATTGTGTATGGTAATAATACAATTCATCCTCTGGTAACTTATCCACCAAATCATAATACCATGGCCGATGATGCGCCGTATATGGCCGGTTTGTCCGTATTGCATTTAATGATGTGAATGGCACCTTATAGAGTGCAAATGTAGTGTCAATGTCTGCGTGAAAATATTGTGGATCAAGTGGATGTTGCCAGAACTGTGCCTCCCAGTCTTTTGTAACCTGATTTGGGATGTCGTTTATCTCCAGAGAGAATCCGCATTTGTCATACTGCGGATAACGTCTTAATCCCTCTTCCAATACTTGCAAAAAGTCATCCGGGATATTAGTTAAATCCAGGTCAAGATCAGTAACAATATAATTTCCTTTTATTCCGAGTATATCCAATACGTTATGTGTCCACACAACCTTATGACCATAATTATCCGGCATCCTCAATACCTGATATGACGAATTGTTATAGTATTCCAATAGTGGCGGATAATCTGAATGATTATCAACAAAAATAGGTTCACACCCTCTTTGCGCAACAAAATTTGCAAGACTTACTGGAAGTGTTAGTCTATTATATGTGATTATAAGGCATTTCATTTAAAGTCATCTGTTTTACGAAAATGACATACATAATATTCTGGTGTTGATATCTTTATATAAGGCAAAGGTAAGAGATATTTTTCAATCATGTGCCAATCGTGGTTATATTCATTTCCCCATACCACATCTATGTTTCGCCTATGAGCAATAGAACTGGTTCCAATAGATCGCTGAACCGGAATCACTGTTCTTTCATATTTCTCTGCCATTATTGTGTCAACCAGATAGTCATTATAATACACCCAGTCATATTTTGATGTATCAAAGTTCTTGTTTATAATGCTTAAATGATTCACGCCAAACGCATCATCATGGTCAAGATAGCAGATAATCTCTCCCTGCGCCATCTCAATACCTGTGTTTCTGACCATCCCGCTGAATTGAGATTGTTTTTCAATATACTTGAAATGAATAAATTGTTGATCAGAATAATATTTTCTCCAAAGTTGTTCTGCAATCCTGCATCCATCGGAGATAATAATCAACTCTGCAAGTCTGAATGTCTGTTTACAAAACGATCTTACTGCCTGAATAAATCTAAACTCAGGATTATCTGCACTATGAGTTATTGCATTCTCATAATATCCAAGGTTCACAGGCATTATTACTGATATTCTCATC